TTTATAAGAAAGATTTGACCATCAATGTTCTTGGACCTGTAGGTGATAAAGTAGAAGAATGGACACTTAAAGGCGCATTTATCACCAGTGCAGATTTTGGTGAATTGGATTGGGGTGACAGTGGCGAAGCTATGACAATTAGTTTAACATTAGCAGTTGACTATTGTATTTTACAATATTAATTTATTAAAAACATTCCTTTTAAAATCCCAATTTCAAAAGAATTGGGATTTTTTATTTTATATTAGAATATTTATTGAATATGAAGAAACATGTAGCATTTGCATTTGGTAGATTCAATCCTCCTACCGTAGGACATAAAAAGTTAATTGATGCTGTGGTTAATGCTGCAGATGGTGGTGATTTTTATATTTTTACAAGTCAATCTCAAGATCCTGATAAGAACCCGTTGGATTATCAAACAAAAGTTAATTTCTTGAAGAAACTATTTCCTGACATACAAGACAAAATTGTATATGATAATACAATAAAAAATGTATTACAAGCTGCTGACAAATTAAAAGCTAGTGGTTATACTGACGCAACATTTGTTTGTGGTAGTGATAGAATTCCAGAATTTACCAAACTATTGAATACATGGAATGGGATGGATAAAACACCTAGATTTGGTGTTTTAAATATCATTAGTAGTGGTGAAAGAGAAGATGGTGCAGAAGGAGTAGAAGGTGTAAGTGCTAGTATGGCAAGAGAATTTGTTAAGAATAACGACTTTGAATCATTTAAAGGTACGGTTCCTAATAATCCACAATTAGCCAAAGAACTTTTTGATGCGGTAAAACAAGGTATGACATCATCTAAAAAAAAGATAAAGGAATGTATCATACGATATATTAATGAAATACTAAATGAAGATGATTCTAAAGTAAAACAAGCCGTAAAGAAAACCAATCAAGCACTATATCAACAAAGACAAGTTGAAAAAAGAGACGCACAAGATAAATTGAAATTGGCATCTGCTAAACAAAAAATGGCAAAATCACCAGAAGAAAGAAAAACTGCAGCAGAAGAATTTTCAAAATTTAAGGATATAGTAAGATCAAAAGACGATTTGGTTAAAGCTGCTCAAAAGCAAGTTCAATCGTCTTAAATTAAATAAAATAAAAATTATAACTTTATACTATATATTGGTATACCGAAAGTTATAATTTATGGACGACTATACAATTCCAATTACAAAACCAGCGAATCAATTTGCTGGAAATGTTTCTCAACCAAAACAAGAAACAACATATCCATCTGAAGTGGTTGATTTGCCAAGCCAAGGACATTTTTATGATAGTTCCAGTCCATTAAGTAATGGTACTATTAATTTGAAGGTAATGACTGCAAAGGAAGAAGATATTCTTACCAATCAAAATTATATCAAAAAAGGTATTGTATTAGATAAGTTGATTGAATCACTTATTGTAGATAAAGATGTAAAGTTGGATGATTTGTTATTGGGTGATAAAAATGCTATATTTGTAGCTACCCGAAGATTTGCTTATGGTGACAGTTATGGACCACTTCAAATTAAATGTCCGTCATGTAGAGAAAATAATGAATGTACATTCAATTTGGGTGAATTAAGTTATAAACAAATTGATTTTTCTAAATATGAACCAAACGTAAATAAGTTTGACGTTCAACTTCCTTACTGTAAGAAGACGGTAACGTGTAAGTTATTAACATCTGGTGATGAAAAACAGATCGAAAATGAAATTAAGGTTTTACAGAAAATAAAAACTGGTAATACTGCTGAAGTAACAACAAGATTACGTTATACTATTGTTGCTATAGATGGTAATAGTAATAAACAAGATATTCAAAAGTTTGTAGAAAACGAACTTACTTCCAGAGATAGTTTAGAATTGAGAAAACAAGTAAAGGAAAGAACTCCTGACATTGATTTGAATTTTAACTTCAAATGTGAACAATGTAATCATGAAGAAAGGTTAGGTGTACCGCTAACGGTACAGTTTTTTTGGCCTGACTCCGCAAGATAAACTCTTGATTCACGAACAGATATTTAGTCTAGCATATAATTCACAAGGCGCATTTACGCAGGATATTGTATATAATCTTCCTGTATACTTGCGCATTTTTTATTTGAAAAAACTCATAGAATTTAAAGAAAAAGAAAAAGAAGCAATGGATAAATCAAATAAATCCCCTAATAATTCTATATCCAGACCAAATATTGCTAGAGGAAAATGATATAAAAACATTATTTTTTATATTTATATTCATATAAATTATGGCAGACGATCCAAAAATATCAGCATCTGATGTTGAAAACATGGCAAAAGCTAGAGGTCTTACAAAAGACATGTTAGAAACATGGAGAGAAAGTGCAAATGCAGCAGAAAGAATGAATGATTCTGTTGAAGATTTGACGGATTCTTTGCAAAGAGTATTAAAATTTAGTGACGCACAAGCTAAGATAGTTAATCAATCTGTTAATAAGTTTCAAGAATTAGCAACTAGAGCAGGAGATTTAAACGGTACAATTCAAAATTTAGTAGATCCTACTAAGATGATGTATGAATTATTCGCTCGATCAGTAGATAGATTTATCGAATTAGATAATGCCGCTTTAAAGTTTAGAGAAACAACAGGATTTTTATCTTCCCAAACCAAACAAGTAGAAGAAAACATAAGAATTGCAAGTAGAGATTTATCTCAATTTGGTGTTACTGCTGAACTTGCTTCTGAAGCAGCTCAACAACTTGCTACTGCATTTAATGATACTGCAATTGCAAATAAAGAAAATATAGAGTATGTTTCTTTAATGAAACAGAATCTTGGTGTAGCAGCTGAAGACTCTGTTAGTTTATTGCAAAATTTCATGGGTATTGGTGCAATGACTCCTGATATTGCCCGACAAACTGCTGGTGCAGCTGCAAGTTTAGCAAAAGCAGCCGGTGTTCCACTCGCAAAAGTAATGAAGGATGTTGCTACCGCTGGTGGAGAAGTATTTAAATTAGTAAGAGGAAGTGTTAACGCTTTGATTAAAGGTGCAGTTGAAGCAAGACGATTGGGAATAGAACTTAAAGATATAGGGGCTGCTGCGGATAAATTTCTAGATTTCCAAACAAGTATCAATAACGAAATGGAAGCTAGTGTATTATTCGGAAAAGACATCAATTTCACAAGAGCAAGAGAATTATCCTATGCTGGGGATTTGGCAGGACTAGCAAAAGAACAATCTAGAATCTTAAAAGAGGTTGGAGATTTTAGAAAACTGGATGCATTTCAAGCAAAAGCATTAGCAGAATCAATGGGATTGAGTGTAGATCAATTGGTTAAAATGAATGCTAAACAAGAAGAGTTGAATAAACTTAGAATTGATGACCCTGCATTGTATGCAAAATATACCGCCAATTTAGATACAATTGATAAAACCAATGAAAGTTTATCCGAAAAATATCAAAAAGAATTAAAGTCACANNTCTACCATTTTTAAGTGGATTACTTTCAGTTGTTGGTGTTTTATTAAAAATAAGCACGATTACCACTAAATTTATTTTAATGCCATTTAAATATCTTTATGATGCAGCTAATGAATGGTTAAATAGTATAAAACCCGGAGTTGATTTGTTTCAAGAAATCGGATATGGCATTCAATTTATTATAGATAAAATGGACGAGTTCAAAGGAAGAGTTGCTCTTGTAAGTGCTCTTATCCTTGGTGCAGGATTTGCAATGAAGAATCTTGGTTTTGGCAATATTTTAATGAGAGCGATTCTTTTTCCTCTTGCTCCATTAAAATTTGTATTGCAAAAAACAATTGGTAGTGCATTTAAAGGTGCTATGGATGTTGCGGGTGAAACAGTTGCGGCTTCTGGTAAAAAAATTGCAAGTAATTTGGCATCATCGGCTGTTGGTGCTGCTCCTACAACTCCATCCGCAGGACCTTCTGGATTTTTAAATTCAATGAAAGGAATTAATCCTGCGACAGTATTATCATTGGGTGCAGCATTAATAATGTTTGCTGGTGCAATGTATATATTGGCAAAAGCTGGACAACAGTTTAATACAGTAGATTGGAGTTCACTTGGAAAGATGGGAGTTGTATTGGCAGTATTAGGTGCAACTATTGCTGGATTAATGGCTACTGGAGTACTTGAAACTGCAGCAGGAGGTATTGCATTGTTAGGACTTGCATTTATACCATTTTCTATATCTGCATTAGCTGCAGGTAAAGGTATGCAATTATTCGGACAAGGTATACAATCTGTTAGTACTGGTATTAGTGACATTGCATCAAATATTTCTCAAATAGCTTCATTGGAAGATGCTTTCTCTGTATTTACAGATACTAGTATATTATTTGGAATTGCAGGAATGACACTTGCACTTAGTTTATTAAATGAACAATTGTCTAAAGTAGCTACTAATTTACCAGCGTTAAAAAATATAGAGTCAATCAAAACTGCAACTGGTGGAGGAAATGCTGAAGTTGTTAATAAATTGGATGAATTGATAGTGTTGATGAAAAATGGTGGTATTGCAGTTAATATTGATGGTAGCAAAGTAAGCACTGCTGTTGGAGTTGCTACAAAATTTAGAGGTGCATATTAAATAACTTGATATTTATAAAATATGGCAAATCTTAATAATTTAGAATCACCCGCTCCATTATCTACTACCAATACACAAATTATTGGTGCGGGATATACATTGCCATCTGGATTTAATGATTTAAGACAGCCAGGTGAATTGAGTGTATTATATGCTCAAAACAGTGATGCAATTTATAACAAGTATAAATTAGAAACTGACAGTACAAATCCTTTAATTAAATTTGGACCAAAACAACCATTTTTTAGTTTTACTCCAAATACAGGAACAAAAGGATTAAATTCATTAAAAAAATATGAAAATAGAGCAGCACCAGTTGGTTCTGGTCCTCAAGACATATTAAGAATAACAAAGTTTACAATTAGTGCAAATGGTGTAATTTTTGCTACGGCACAAACATTATTGCAAGGATTTAATCCATTTCCAGAAACAAAGATTTATAATCCAGCAATGCCAATATTAGCTGCTACTAGTATTGCTTCATTGGGATTAATTGAAAGACCAACAAGATTTATTGAACCAAATGGTATTGGTGCATTAGCTGCTCTTGGTGTAAAAGGATCATTAAAAAATCTTACTCCACCAAAAGGAACCGTTGGTAATAGTAATCAAGCCGCATTATCAAAATTAAGTTTAGATGGTGGTAAAGGATTTTTAAGAGCACCAACTGCAACTTCTGGCGATAAATTATTAAAGACAAAGTGGGTAGGAAAACAATCTTCATCTGGAATTGCTGATTTCTTCAAATCAAGTACTTTGTTTGGTGCGTTTACAAATCCAAAACAACCAAATGATCCACAATATAGAGCAGATGAAGCAACATACGGTGTAATGGCATCATCTACTACTGTATTTGAACAAGCACCAGGAACTTTAAAATATACATTTGATAAAACCGTTATACAAAAATGGTATGCGGGTACCCAAGACGGAACTATAAGAAAAGGTGATACTGAGCAAACAACAGGTGTTAGAGGTAGATATTTAAGACAAGCTGATGGTACTTATTTGATTATAGGAAAGACGGGTACATGGAATGGTACAAAATTAGGAAAATTTCCTACATTATTTGGTCAAGAAATAGGACTTAATCCAAGAACGGATGCTTACGAATTTTATGGTAAAATCGTAGGTAATAATATTACTCCAGATCAAGAATTTAAGAATTCTGAAATGTTGATTAACTTGGCATATTATGCTGATGCAAAACAACCTTATTCAACTAAATTTACTGATAAAGAATCACAATCCGTAAAAGATGTAGAAGATAATTTAAAGAAAGTATTGGATACAATTATTAGTGCTGGATATAAATACAATGGATTAACAAGCACTGATATCATAAATCAACAATTTTCAAATGAATCTTACAAAGGTTATGATTTCATCAAACAATTGACAAAAGATCCATATTCTCAACAAAGAGAAGAAAGTCCTTTTAATTATCGTGGTGGATATCTTGCTCAATTTGGATTGAACAAAAGAAAACAATTATTGGATGATCCTAAAGGAAAAGGAATGGCTGGATCAATGGCATCCGATAAAATTAATTTATTAACTATTTTAAATCAAGAGGATCTTGGATTAGACAAAAAGTATAACAGTAATAACGATGATATAATCAAATTTTATTTCCATGATGTTGTAAATAATAAATACATTCCATTCAGAGCTACAATAACTGGATTGAATGAAAATTATAACGCAGATTGGACTGCTATAGAATATATTGGCAGAGCAGACAAATTACAATCTTATAAAGGATTTTCTAGAACAATTGGTTTTAAGTTTAATGTCGTGGCTAATACAGTTAAAGAATTGCTTCCGATGTGGCAAAGAATTAGTTATTTGGTAGGATTGACAAAACCAGCTAATTATACACAAGGCGGACAAAGTAATTCTAATGTATATTCTAGATTTATGATACCTCCTCTTGTTAGATTTACTATCGGTGATATTTATAAGAATCAACCAGGAGTAATTAAAAGTATTGGTTTAAATATACCAGAAAATTGTGTTTGGGAAACAGTTAGTGAAGAAACGTCTGCTACATTTGATTGGACGTATTTAAATGGACGAATTCAATGGGCAGATAGCATAGGAAAAGTGGCTCAATTTCCAAGAGAATGTGAATTGAATTTGAGTATGGATTTACTAGAAAAAGAACGTCCAGTTGTTGGTGGAACTAACTTTGGTGATTATTATGTTGAAACTCGTATGGGATCAACTGTTCAAATGTCTGGAATGACAAATCAAAATGAAATATTAGAAGAAAAAGGAACAGTAGATTCATTTTCAAAGAATTTATATATGAATTTTCCTGGCGGAATAGTATTGTCAAATCAAAGAGCAATAGATCAAATTAAAAATGCTGAAATTGCAATGCAAAACGCAAATAACGTACAAGCAGAAGCATTACAACAAGAAGTTAATTCATGGAATCAAAAAGCTGAAGATATACAAGATGCTGCAGCTCAATATAATTATCAATTGAAGATTGAACAAGAACAAAGAGATGCGCTTCAACAAGACATATATAAAATGTATAATAATCCCACAACCACACAAGACGAATTAAATGATGCATATCAAATGGATAGAACAGGATTATAATTATGAATAGATATTCTTTTGCAAAACAAGATAAAAGGTGGGATGGAAAAAGAGTATACAAATCTTTATTGTATCCTAAAATTCCATATGCAGCAAATGATTTGTATATTATAACAAATGAAACAACAACATTTGATAGTATTGCGAATACATATTACAAAGATCCAACATTGTGGTGGATAATAGCTCAAGCAAATAAATTAGGAAATGGAAAATTGAGTGTATTAGCAGGTATTCAATTGAGAATACCACAAAATGTTTCTAATATTATAGGAGATTTTAAGTTATTAAATTCATAAGTTATGGCAACAACACCAGACAATAGACCGTGGGCACCACATCCAATACCATCTTGGGTAATTAAAGAATTTATTAGAAGACAAAATGATATTGGATTTGATTATCCTGTTCCTGTAAGTATTAATTGGGATGATAATGGTAATTGGCAACAATACAAAGGACCATTGACTGCATGGACAAGAGTGTTTTCAAATGGAACTGGTAGAGTAAATGATAAAAGCGATTTTCCTATTAGAAACGGTTTTATTTTGCACGGAGGTGATGGATTTGATAAAAGTTATGGTATTCCTGATAATAAAAATGTATTAGGATATGATTCTGAAGGTGTAGAACACGTATTAAATTTATCTAGTGACGGTAATTTTGTTACATTTCCAAATTCTTTATCAGACGAAAATAGAACAGTTCAAAAATTTTTGCCTGTTCCTGGTATTACATCTATTGATGCGATAATACAAAAAGAAAGAATCAGAAAAATTACTGTTAATTGGAAGTGTTATGGATTTGCTCAATTGGAGTACATGACACCATATTTCTTAACACCGAAGATTAGTGCCTTTGTTGAATTTGGATGGAATCATTTTAATCCTGTATCTTTGCTTGATTTGAGAGCTAGTAATTTGGATAATCTAAAAGAATTGTTTACTAATAGTGGATCTTTATTATACGATAAAAATATTAAAGAATCATATGGATTATATGATGTTACAATGGGAATAATTAGTGGATTTGATTTTACCAGTCAAGATGGAATAACATATGACTGTAAGACTGAAATCTTATCTAAACACGCAAACTATTCAGGTGTATTAGTTAATACTGCTGCGAAGGTTTCGTCTGATACAAATAAAAGTTCGGTGCAATCTACTTTTGCTGAATATTTAGAAAAAAGATTGACTAAAATACCAAATTGTATTTTACAAAAGAAAAATTTCATGTCTCCATTGGATGATGAAGAAGAAAAAGCAGAAAAAAATTCAACTTTTTTATCATCAACTTTTCCATTTTATAAATATAACAACGGAACTTATACCGCAAAATCGAATGACGGTAAAGATCTTAAAAGACCTGAAGATAGATTTTTCATGGGAAGAAAAATAGAATATGGTGATTCCGCAAGAATGACAGGAATGTCAGATTATGATTGGGATAGAAAAGATCAAAAAGATATATGGGTTACTATGGGATTTGTTGTAGAACTAGCAAATGTATTTTTCAACAAACAAATCAATATCCAGTTAAAAGATTCTAAAGATTATAATCTATATGAAATTGATATTGATGATGTAAAAATAGGAGCACATCCAAATTTAATTTCTTGTGACGGTAGCATTTTGTTAATTCCAAATAAAAAGGCACCAAAATATAATCTTGGTGCTATGTTTCCAACTGTAGATCCTACCAATAATGATTATCAAAAACAAAAATTTGGAAAAGGTGCAAATAAGTCTTTGTTTTTTTCTGAAAAGTTAGATACTCCATTTTCTTCTTCATTTGATAATACTTTGTTTAGAATATTTAGAACCGGATATCAATCATATAATCCTACTTATGAACCAACACAAATACAATCATTTTACGATTTTACTGTAGAAAATAGTTTGATTACAAAACTTGCCGGTATACGGAGTGATGCGCAAATTATAGAAGACAGATCAAAACAACCTATTTTACTTCAAGTTTTTAGAGATGATTTGGATGGTATAATTAATAGATTTATATATGACACTGGAGTAGTTCCTGGAACAAGATCGTTTCCTCAATGGACAAATGATACAGAAACTAGTAAACCTGCAGGTTATTGGGGTTATTTAAAAGATCTATATGTAAATAAAAACGTATTAATTGAATGTGCAAAATCTTCAGAAACAGTTGAAGTATTTTATAATTCATTATTAGGAAAAATAAATGCAGCCGCAGCTAAAATATGGGAACTTGCAGTAGTAGAAGATAGTGAAGATTCTGGTAAATTAAGAATAGTAGATAAAAAGTATGTACAATATAATAAAATGAAAATTTATCAATTTGATGTTGGTGCATCAAATAGTTTCATTAAAACCATAAATTTTACTGCGCAACTATCAAATGTAGCTGCTAATCAAGTGATTTCATCCGCATCGTCAAATAAAAGATCCGGTGAAAATTATCCAAATGGTGAAGTAAATTCAAATCAAATACTTCCGTTTCCATATGGTGATAGATTCAATAAAGACGGTCCTTTGCAATTAAGAAAAATAGATGAAAATTTAGAAAGTATAAGACAATTACAAAACAGTCCACAATCATCAACTGCGACAAAAGGTTCTTATATAATGTCGTTTAAATCATATTTATCAAGATCAGATGGATTAACTACAATATCAGGACCAAGAACCACTACTCCATTAAATCCAAATAATACTGTGCCTCCTTCCAGAGCTGCAGCTTCTACTCCTAGAACCACTACTCCATTAAATCCAAATAATCCTGCACCACCTTCAAGAGCTGCAGCAGCAACTAATACATCTGGGCCAAGAACAACTACACCATTAAATCCAACAGTGTCAGGTGTTGAAACTGGATGGAACATAGTGAATTTGGTATTACCAAACGATTCTTTGCTGATTGCATTGATGAATGATATGGATTTTAAAAATAATACCAATATTTATGGTGGACAACAGCCGGGATTTACTGTAGAAATGACATTACAAGGTATATCAGGACTAAGAACATTTCAATTGTTTAGTTTAAAAAACCTACCAAGTCCATATTCTGAAAGAGAAATCATTTGTCAAATTGTAGACGTATCTCATAAAGTTGAAGCTGGTAATTGGACAACTACGATTAAAGCAGGTATTCGTTCAATTAGAGGACAATCAATTTCATTCACTACCGATGGTATAAATGAATATTCAATTAATATAATAAAATGATAACACCAGATCAATATCAAAATTTAGGTGGAGATTATCTGTCCGATATTACGTTTCCTAGTTATTATAAACCAAATATAACTAAGAATGATTATTCAAAAGGATATGTTAATCGTTATCTTGTTCAAAAAATAAATGATTTAACAATAACTGAAGTAAATAAAGAAAATTATAATGGCATTTCGAAGAATTATTATAATAAATTGGTTATACAATGGATAATATCTGGTCCAAAAAACAATCAATATAATAATAAAATTCTTGAAATTAAAGGAGTTCAAGAACAAAACATTAAAACTTTAAATGATGGTGAAAAAAACATGAAAGGATTAAAGACTTATTTGAATAATCCGCTTGAATTTTGGGATGGTAAATAATTGACTTACATTTGTTATAATGTTACATTGTGTCAATGGTGTGTCTGGACAAACAATCTTATTCTAAATTCTTAGAATCTCATATTTCCTCTGATTTTATTCTTGAATGCATTCAATCAGATGAAAAAGTACATCCTTGTGTAGATGAATTGTGTATGGTTTTGATTCATATACTCAAATCTAAAACTACATATGTTATCAATCTCACTCACCCAGATTGTAATGTCTTTATCAATAAAGATACACTAATCAACGACTTTAATAAACTTAAAGGTAAGAAATGGGTATTTGATAAGAAAAAGTGTTTACATCTATTTCCCATCAATAATCTGTATGATATCAACATCATTTTCTTTATTAGTGACGGTAAAGTTGATGATTACAGTGAATTTGATACAACTGCACATAATGTAATCAAAACCAGATTTCAAAAGTATGGTGAATTAAATAAAGCAATTCCGATGGTAAAACATTTGGAAAAGTTTGAAAACATGTATGATGCGGTGTTGATTAGACTTAGATCCATCAAAATTGATGACAGTTTTCATAGTATCAATAGCACTATTACAGACAATCTTAGAATTCTTGAACAGAATGGGTTAAAAGTAGATACTGAATTGTTTAATAGGCATTTTGAAAACAAAACCAGCAAAGATAGGGATGGTGTAGTTTATACTCAATATAACCTATATACCGCAACAGGAAGACCTAGTAATAGGTTTGGTAATGTCAATTATAGTGCATTGAACAAAGAAAA